TTACTCGAAATGATGTAACTGCACATGTGACATTTGTTGCAGCAAGGGTAATATGCCCTGTTATAACTCCTTCTATGTGATATATTTTCTTAATATGATGAGCATAAAGAAACTCGTTAACATCCGAAGCTGGACTTGTATCCTCAGTTGAAGTTGCATCAGATATGTATTCCTTTACCAATATTTTATTATGGTTAGTAAAAGCCCCAAAGCTACCTGTCCAATGATTAGTATGTATTCCATAGAATGTTTCATAGTATCTCATGTCGTCTGTTGTCATATTACCTCATCCTGTACTTTGATTTGCCAGTTTTGTCTGCTATTTTTGTCTGTATTGCAGCACCAAGCGTTGCACCTAGTTTTTCAACACTGTAGTCATTGGATATTTGAGCATTTACTTCAATATTAATTTGGAATGTATCACTACCGCTAATGTCTCTACCTGATGGAATGATTGTTTCACCACGATGAACCATTGCAAGTTGTGTTTCTGGAACGGAGTAAGTACCGCCCACAAATCCAGGTGGTCTCGGCGCACCAGGAGGCAAACCAGAAAGGAGTTGTTCAATAACATTTCTTACAATTGGACTTTCGGTCATGGGAGTGTAACTCGGCTCTACATATGTTCCCACTCTGCCACCTGCTACTGCCATTAACTCACTAATTGAGTTTTTTAAATTCTCAACTTTTAAACCATATTTATCTAGCATATCCAAAAATACAGGTTCTTCCATTATTCCATCGAGTGTAGTTATTAAGTCTTTTGAATTGCTAATTATTTTTTGATTTGTAGATTCCCACCAATCATATCTAGTCTGTAATTTTTCTCCCTCTCTACTAATTGTTGTCTCTAAATCTGTTATTTGTTGGCCATATGTATACTTTAATTCATATTGCTCTTCTTGGAGTTTTAAAAGATAATCATCTATAAGTTGTTGGCTATTCTGATAAGTGGAAACATCTGCTTCCGACATTGATTTTTGTCCTTTCATATCCTCAAGGCGGGCTTTTGCTTGTGCAATTTGTATTTTTTTTATTTGTCTTTCTTCCATTCGTGTAAGTCCACGCCTTCTCATCATGCCTTTCAATTGCAATTCCAATAGTTGTATCTGATATTTCCTCATTGCTGCTGTCATTAGTTCTGTAGTTGCTTTATTGTCTTTTTGGGCTTTTGTGTATTCACGTGTCGCTGCAACTGCTGCTTGTATGTCACTGGGAATTTCCTTATAAACATAATCAGAAATTTTTAATCCCATTGAAACATCGTGTGTTGCATCGGCATATTCTCTTTGTGCATGTAGTGCCATATATTGATATGCTAGATTACCTTGTATAGTACTTCCTAATTTTCCCAATGCACTACGCTGTTCATCTGTTAAAGTTGTAAATTCACTAACACTAACGGATGCTTCCTTCATTGAGCCTGTAGCATCTTTAAAACCATATACGAATGTCTTTGTTAATTCATCTTCAAGTTCCCTAATAGCAAGCTCAACATTATCGAGTGTTAATTGCAAATCACCAAGAGCATCTACTTCATCTAAAATTCCACCTTTAACTGTATTAAAAGCATCTATAAACTCTTCTTGTGCAATAATCAATGCTGCAATAGTTGCATCTATTTCTTTGGCTGTTCCAGAAAATCCCAGAGCCTCCGATTTAGCAGCTTCATGTGCTTCTTTGGCTTTTTCAAAACCCCACCAATCATAATAAAATGGAGTTCCTAAATCCGCAGCTTCTACTTTAGTACGTTCATCTTCTAGTGTAGCAATTCTATCTGAAATTTTTAGATATTCTGTTGCATTGTGTATATCATCATCAGTAATAAATTCATATTTTTCGCCATCTATAATCATAGATTTTTCTGCTGTGATAAATTTACCTATAGCGAGAATGCCCCTTTGGATATTTAATACCAACTCATCCCAATCTTCACCAACATCCCTCTTTACTTTTTCCATTTGTTGTGTTAATTGGTTAGATACGAATTGACTTGTACCCATTATCTTGGTCAATGCTATCTCTGTTGCATTACCCATTTTGGCTAATTCTGCTAAATCTTGACTAAAACCAGAAAGTCCAACATCACCAGCTAAAACCATAGCAACTCTTAATGAACGCATATTTGGTATTAATTCACCAAGGATACTTTTACCATATTCTTTAGTTGCTTTATTTAGTTCTGTAAACCATCCATGTAATCCCATCACACGTAATGCTAAACCATTCATTTCAATTCCATATTTTTCTGCTGCTTTAGTAGCTTTTACAGATGGATTAACAATACCTTGAATGGCTAATGCTAACCCTCTTGAAGTCATATCAAGATGCAAACCATGTCGTGTTGCAGTTGAGAGTGCTGCCATTAGTTCTGTAGTTGCTATTCCAGCTTGTGCAGCAATTGGGGCAATATAACCAAGTGCTTGTTCTAAATCTTGAAATTGAAACTTACCACGAATAACAGATTGAAATAAAATATTAGAAACATTGGTTGCTTGTTCTACTTGCATACCATATGTATTTAAAACTGTGGTAAAAATATCAACAGATGTTCTAATATCAGATAAACCAGCAATACTTGCTTTTGTTGCAGTTGTTAAAAGATTTAGAGCATTCTCTGCATCAAAGGCAGCAGATAAAATATCATACATACCTTTTGACATATCACTTGTTGCTTGTCCATATGACATAGATAAATTTTCTATTCCAGCACTAAGTCGTTCCATTAGTGGTAATTGTTCACTCCCTAAAATTGTACTTATTTCTGCTAGTCTAGTTTCAAATTCACGATATGCTGTAACAGACTCTTGAATGAATTGCACAAATTTCTGTTGTGCACCCATTACTTGATTTAATATAAGATTGTATCCAACGAATCTTAATGCGAGTCCACCCATTGCTGAACTATGCTCCTTAGCACTTGCTGCACCACTTGAATGTGCAGCACTCATTCTAGTTGTATTATCTCTGATATTGTGCATCTCAGCATTTACTTGTCTGAGTTCACCAAGTATCATTTTTGCATTAGTCAAAAATTGTAATTCTACTGACTCTTTTGCCATTGTCTTTCTCTATCTTTGTTGCTTTCTGCGTTCAATTAAATCTTTTGACGACTGTGGAATGCCTATTTCTGTATATGGTTTTCCACTTTTTATGGAGTTAATTTTATTCAAGCTTTTAATAACACTAATGAATCTCCAATAATCCATATGCAGAATTTCTTGAAAATTTCCACCTACCTCTAAATATAGGAAGTTCATTAGCTGTTGGAAGTCTTGGAGTTCTTCATCCCAATAGATTTTAGTTTTTGGAGTGTGAGGGTCTCGAACTCCTTGCGAAAATCCTTAGAATAAATGCCTTCTTTTCCAGCTTCATATACAGCTTTGAATAAATCAATTAAATCTACTGGATGCATGTTTCTTATTTTTTCCATAGTGCATTCTCCAGTTTTATCTATAGTTGACAGAGTTTCATAGATAACATAGTGTTTAAATTCTTTGTCTTGTTTCTCTATTGGCATGTCTTCTGTATCTTTGGCAAGTTTAGCTAATGCAGATTCATGCTTATCAGTTGTCCAATTGGGCATTGCAAAAGCTTTACCTTTATTTACAAATTTTAAACTATATGGTTCTTTTATTTTTTTTGTCATGTTTTTCCTCTTTTATGATAAAAAATGAAAGAGATGATTAGCCTCTTTATGCTGTTGGGAATGATACTAAGTCGCTACAAGAAGATGGCTTACATGTAAAAGGTACAGAACTTGTAATTGCTTCTCCGCCAACATTTCCATCAACACTTGTACTTTTCCATTGGCAAGCAGGCAAAGTTATTCTTGGCACATCTGCCCCTGCATCCATTAAGCCCATGTCAATCACTATTTCAAAGGCTCTGTTGTTGAGCACTTCATCAACGTGTAATGCTCCACCACCATCGAGAGTAATATCTACACTACCTTCCACATCCATATCCCCTTCAATGAGATAAGATTTGTATAGTGAATCATGGTCAGTGTATGGAGTCAACTTGTGGGTTACAGTTAATTCTACTGAGTTTGTGATGAAAGCTATGTGGTCAGTATTAACAACATGATAGCCAGTTTTTCTAATTTCCCCAGCTACATTAAATTGCAAATACTCTCCTGATAATATAGTCGGTGCACTACCAGTTGCAGTTTCACTTGTCACAATAGACCGTACTTCATAATCTATTACAACTAAATACTCAGTATTTTTAGAGCCTGAAATTTTTACCGTTGAAGGCTTCATACCATCCATTAAGTAATAAGACACATTATCAGCATCAGCCGTCATTTTGGTATTCATACCTACACACATAGAAATAGATTGTAATGTACATGTGCTACTTGCTCTATCTATTGAATCATCAATTAGTTTGTCTCCAGCTTGTGGGATATACTCTAAGTGGACTTTTGGCTC